CGTAAGATCGTCGGCAGCGTCAGATGTGTATAAGAGACAGCTTCTCTGCCGCCCCGGTTTGACTTGATAAAACTAATGCTGATTTTACGGAAATTTTATTGAATAAATCCATAACTTCATTTGCTGAAAGTTGTCGATCATGGATTGTTTTCAAAACAGTATTAAGAGAAGCCCCCTCAATACCTAATTTTTTAGCAGCTTTCCCAGTCCCTAACATGATGGATCTAAGGTCTGTACCTGCCATGGATGCCTTAATACCTGAATTTGCTAAAACGCCAAGATACCCAGCAGTTTGCTCGACAGAGTATCCCATCTGCGCAGCTACTGGAGCTACAAACTTAAAAGATTCACCCAACATCTGAACTGAGGTGTTAGATTTCTGAGCTGTAGCAATAAAAGCATCTGATAATCTGGTCAATTCTTTTGTTTTCATTCCGAAAGCAGAAAGAGTATCCGTAACAATATCAGAAGCAAGGCCCAGATCCATTTGAGCAGCTGTTGCTAAATCTAACATTCCGGGTAAAGCTTCCATGGATTGTTTAACTGATAAACCTGCCATTGATAAAAACTTTAAGGATTCAGCAGCCTGACTGGCTGAAAATTCAGTCTGCGATCCCATCTCTCTGGCGATCTTAGTGAGCTTGTCTAACTCAGCCCCTGTGGCCCCGGAAACTGCCTGAACTGTCTTCATTGATTTTTCAAAAGAAGCACCAAGCATAGATGCCTTAATAATTACAGCCCCAAAAGCCACTGCGGTGGCAGCAGCGGCAAGTTTAACTCCCATTAAAGCCTTAGTCACGTGGCTCTGCATTTTATTCGTAGAACCCGAAACCATTTTATGAGATTTGTCTAAATCACCTTTCAGCTTTTTATTATCGGCCCTTATCTCTATATAAGCACCACCAGCCCTTGTTGCCATTTTTTATCCAACCTTTTTTAATAGGTTATTTGAGCCTTTTTCCATATTACATTGATGGCATAAGCATTGTGTATTAGTCATTGTATGAGAGCCCCCTTTGCTCAATGGGATGATATGATCAAGGTTAGGATATAATGAATCGTGATGATTTTTTAAATCAGGCTTTGTTTTCTGCTTGCATAATTGACAGGTATATTGATCTCGTTCAAAAACATTTTTCGGGTCAAAGAGCTCATAAACACCCCCATATTTTAAAACCCTACGTTTATGAGCTCTTTTCCTTCTTGACTCTTTCCCTTTGTCCGTTTGATCATATTCTCTTCTTCTTATTGCAATTTCATTTTTATGGATTTGTTCATACTTTTTCTTTCTTATCGCAATCTCTACTTTATGGAGTTTATCATATTTTTTCCCACGTTCTGCTCTTTCTTTTTTATGGGCTTCTCTATATCTCTTTTCAACTATTGCTATCTTTACTTTATTCTTTATATAATATTTTGCAGCCTTTTTCTTTTTTTGCTCTTTATTCAATGCGGAGTATTGTTTTGAATAGATTGTTCTGCACTGTTTGCAATTAGGATAAAGGCCATCTTTCCTTGTGCTATCACGATGGAACTCAGCTGGTGACTTCTCAACTATGCATTTGCTACATATTTTTACGGCACAATTTTTCTCACCAGCTTTTGTTGCCATTATTTTTCCCTCACTATATCAAGCCAAGTTTTTGCAAGAATCATTACCTTTTGAAAACACTTCAGTTGGTCATCGACACCATACAGATCCATCGCCCGGTAAATTGGTTCATGCATGATGTCGATTGGCCCACTCTCACTCATAATTAATTGGTTTCTTGTTAAGTAAAAAATCTCTACAGCCCTGTCATTCTCAGAATAATACTTTGGTTTACAGGTGCCGCATGGAGGATCTTCAGGTGGATTGCGATTCCCATATACTTCCCAACACGCTTCGCATTGTGGTGCGTAGATGTTGGTCCATTCTATGGTTTCGACAAGTTTTTTTCCACGCCCTCAGCATGCTCTGTATGAAGATTCAGTTGGAGTTCAATACAGCGTGCCATGTAACGATCAAACATTGGAACCTTAGACAACAGGAGTTTATTTTCTCTGGTACATTTAATGGGCTTTCCTGCCCCATCAAAAAACTTCTCCAGACCTGTTATCATATAGTCAATTCGGTCATCGGCTTCTTTTTGTTCAAGCTTCTGATCCTGGAGGGCAAAATATTCTACCCTTTCCATGGATCTGGTCTTTGGATTAAGAACAAATTCCGCTTCTTTTTTCCTTTTGGAAATCTGTTCTGTCAAAAGATCCTTTGCCGATCTGAAACAAGCTCGACCTGTCCCAGCTTTTGGAGGGAAATATGTAATTTCCCCGGTTGTCAAATCAACCTCTGATTCAAAGAAATCAAACCAATCGCCTTTGTCTGTACTTCCAATGTTGAAAATTGCACCTTTTTCCATCTTTGGCCTTTCCTTTCGCATTTTTTACACTTTAAGAATTAATAAAAAAGCAGATCAAGTTCCGTATGCAGTTAGCACTGCTCCAGATACTTTTCCTGCGAAATCAACCTGGCCAAGAGCATTTCTATCAAAAGAGATAGAATCACATTTGGTAGGGAGAATTTTTCCACCTGCTGCAACAGCCCAATACTTGGTGGCTGTCTCATAAAAATAAAGATTTGATAACTCAACCCCGGCTTTACAGGCAGTAGCAAAAGCAGCCTGTCCTGTGGTATCTGCCGGATCGTGATAACCAGTGAATGAAATTGTACCAGGATCTCCAGCACCACCAAACAGAAAAGACTGAACTGAATCACCAAATTCAGTATCTTCAAGAGTTTGTGCTTCATATCCAGATACAGTCCAAGTTGACAGACCAGCGATTTTAACTGATCCATACATTACCTTTGCAAGTTTACCAATAACTGCGGCCATTTTTCTTCTCCTTTCTTTAAATTAACATTATTAACTTGCAGCCTTCAATTTAAGCTCCTGACGCTTATCAAGCTGCTTTTGATTCTCTTTATTTACCAGAACAGTCGAATCAAGATTCTGTCCTGGAAATCGGTCATAAAGCCATTTCCACATTTTCATAAAAACTTCATCTGGTTCCCATTCCATATGAAATCGAGTACAGTAGTGTTCTGCCCATGCATCAATTATCCATACTGAGCCAAGTTCCTGTCCTCTGAGGCAAGCATACGTTCCATATAAATCAAACCCCAACATTTCTTCATCGAACCGGAAACAGGATTTCATATTTACAATTATTGTGCATTCATCCAGACACGCACATTTAACCGGAAGATCATGATCAGAAACAATCCAAAGTGGAGAGCTCATATCATGAAATCTTCCGCATAGATTTCCTTCTTCATCTTTTCCCACAATTCCAGCAATTACCCAATCTTCAGGAAGTTTCTCAATCTGCTTTTCCATAGCTGGAAGCCAGTGGCCTGGATAAAACATATCTTGGTGCGTCAACACTCCGATTTCAGCCCCACTTTTTTCAATCGCATCTAACATCGTATTAAGCCCTTTTGAGGCTGTTTCTGGTTCCATAATAGTAAAGCATGGGGAACTACCCAAAGAGGAGTTTCTGAGTATTAAATCGAGCCTTTTCCGATCATTTACCATACAACCAAAAGCCACTTTATTATCTGGCTTGATATGTACTTTCTTTTTAAGGTATTCCTGGACAATAGTTTTGGCGTTATGATTCTTTTTGACATAATTATAAAGAAAGTGAGAATCCTCTGCCTTATATTTTTTGAGCTCAGCAAGAACCCAATTTTTTGTAATTGGAATTGCAAAACGTCTGCCAGAAAAGTTGTTCTTGGCAATCTCTTTTATATTGGATGGTGTAACATAACCATCACCAACTGCGCCCATATAATGCCGATTATCAGCAATTAGAACTGGTTTGCCTTGTGCCATACTTTCCAGAGCACCACGGCCCAGAGTAATACAAAGGTCTGCCCAGGCAATTTGGTCCTCGATATTAAAATTAGGATCACTTACCCTGACATTGTATTTATCAAATAGAAAATCAAAAGGTTCTTTTTTTAGCTGTTGTTCCCTTCGTATAATAAGGATATTTTTTAAAAAAAACCTTGGTTTTTGTCTCTTTTGAACTGGTATTCTAATCGGTTGTCCAACAACATCTGAATCAAAACCATTAGCTGTATGAACTGCTCTTACTTCTTCACTGATTGAAATGTATCGGTCTGCTCCTTTTGGACAGGCTTCTTCCAGAATTACTCCGTGAGAAATAAAAACCTTTTTTTCAAGTCTGCTTTTAAGCAAGCTAATATCGTGACTGCAAATAATTAAATCGCATTCGTCATTCACATTAGTAGTCACTGTATGCCCTAATTCGATCAGGGTATCAGAAACACATTGCATAAATCTTCCTGAGCCACCACATTTGGCGTCATCAGATACATATTTTGCAGAAATTAAAACCTTCACAATGGAACTCCTTTCTCTGATCTTTCTTCCCACTTAATTAATGGACGATTAAAATCAGATAATGTGTGAATTGCTTTTCCCTTTCGAGCCAACCATTTTTGACTGTAGGGTGGGAAATACTTCCCGTAATAATCGCAAGTTTTTTCCCATTCTTTTATTGAAATAGCTTTTCCATAATGTTTAACGTATCCGGCACTGAGGCATTGAGCATTATCCGCCAGTGTTGCTTCCCTTTGATCTAAGCCAGTATAACAAACTTCTGGGGTATTTTTGAACATCATAAGGATATTTCTGTATTCGGGCCCAATCCATTCTCTATTAGAATAAAGCTGGCCCAAATCTTCGTGAGTGATGTAGTAATCATAAAGTTTCATTACTACTCCATCATAGGCTTCATAGCCTTGAAAATCCCACTCGATCCTTTCATCAGCATCAAAATAAATAATCCATTCAGGATCATCTTTCTGAGCTTCTTCTAAGATCCTTTGTCTGTTCTGATATTCAGCCCTTAATCTGTCTGCATCCCAGTAAGTTCCCAATAATACACTTCTTACTTTAGGATGTTCCCGGCAAATCCAAGCAGTATCATCGGTTGAAGCATCATCGTACACATAAAGAGCATCACAAAAGGAAGAATAATGATCCAAAGTATCTTGAATGATAGCTTGTTCATTTCTGACTTTAGTAATTCCAACTAATTTGTGAGTGCTCTTTTTCATTACTTTTTTTCTTTTTTCTCAACCTTTTTAAAATTGGTTTTTGTTTTAGGTGGAAGGGTGGAACACACTTGACAAACAATCTTTATTCCAGCAGCCCTTCTTTCATCAAAGTCAGTTCCTGAAATCTTAAAATCTTTTTTGCATCTTGCGCATTTTACAGCAATCATTTGAAATACTCCTTTTTAAAAAATATTGTGTGACCAGAAACAGCTGTCATCTCCCAACCATCTCCACCTATTTTATTTAATTCATCTTCAGTTATTGAATAAATCTTTATCATACGATATTCAAAGCATCTTATCTGTTGCTCTCCAAGGGCTTCTTCAATCTGAGCATCTTCTATCTTACCAAAACACTCTGGGCAAACAATTGGTTCTTCATCTTCCATTAATTTTTCATAAGCAGAAGCTCTCAGAACAAAATTCTTTTTGCAGCCTTCGCACTCAGCCCATGCATTTGGATCTTCCATTTTTTATTCCCTTCTTGAAAAAGGTATTGTTATATTAAGTTGATACCAATCGCCATCAACCCCAAGATTCTGAACTGAAGCTTCATCACAATCAATAGTACCGAATGCAACCATATCAAATAAAGCCGAAAGTGTATCAGCATAAGTCCGGGCAAGAACAGATCCTGTTTCTTTTGGGGTAAAGATTGAAATATCAATAAGGCCCATAAATTCTTTTGTTGTATCCCTTCCAAATGATAGTGCTTCTACTTCTCCGGGAAGAATAGTGCATCTGATCCAGGCTGTTCCGGGTGTTGGAATATAAGCAACATTATCCCACTTAATTGCAGTGGTAGACCAGTTGGAACTTAATCTTGATTCAATATCGGTTCTTTCTTGAGCATAACTCATACAAGATCCTTAACCTCATTTAATTTTTTCTGCATCATCCTGGCTGTATTCCGCATCCAGCCCTTCGGGGCTTGTTGGGAATGTTGTTTTCCAGAAGCTCGACCATATTCCAATATTGTAGCATAAACCAGATTATTATACAGGTACAAAGTTTGATTCAGTTTATAAGAAGAAATTCCTTGAGAACTTCTTCTGAAATCTGGTTTTGCGGAAAGAGCACCCCTGCGTCTTTTTGTCTCAGGAGCACCAACAGTTCCAAGATCCATTTTCTTTGCGGCAGATGACCAGTTTGCTTTAAATCGGCCTGTATCAACCGGGCTTTGTCTTACAAGCTGCCTTAATCCATCCAGTGCTATTTTCCTTACAAACAGGTGAAGCTTTTTATTGATATTTCCAGTGAGCTTCTTAGTATTGAAATCAACTTTTGCCATTATGTAGATCTCCTTACTTGGAAAACCCATAAAGCTCTGGCTGCATCAAGTTTCACATCTTCAATAGTCCATTTCTTACTTGCTGAATCAGTAATAATATCTGCCATTTTTGGAGTGGGTGTTAAATTGATATTTGGAATACTGGCTTTTTGATCGGTGTTCAGAATTATTCCAGCAGAATCACCTCCATTGTTCTGAGAATCTTTGACCTCTTTGGCTGTATAGTCCTCAAATAAGATTTTCAGGGAAGTGTAATCAGTATCAGATGATGTTATCGCACCCGTAGCTGCTGTATATGTCCTTGTTCCCTTAGAAGTATAGGTACAAGTAAGGGGGATGTCTCCAATCACCTTAAAAGCTGTCTTTGCGGCTTTCTGAATTGTATTTGCAAGTCCCATATTAATCCTTATCTGTATGTTCAGCCCAATCAATTTTCATTGTGGCATAAACAGCTGCATAAGTTGTTATAGAAATAACATATTTAGTATTGGGTTTTAAGATCCAAAAATCATTTTCATCTGGTTGTATTGTTGTACTTTTCCTTATTGAAAATAAAGTTGTTGCACCATCCGTTGAACCTCCCGTTGGTGTTCTTGTAACTATGGTTGTTGCTGCTGTGGGTGTCCCAACTCTTTTTTTATTTACTTCAGATAAAGCAGTTCCATCTGTTCTATCTGATCCTTCTGTAACTAAAAAGGTTGCTTCTCCAGTACTACTT